AACCGCGTCATTTGGTCTCCTTATTGGCCCGGCGGCACGACCGTTCCTACCGGAACCGTCATCACTGCATGGGTTATTACTGACCCACAGGCTCTCTTTAAAGTTCAATCAAGCGGTTCTTCTGCTGTTGTGCAGTCAAACGTTGGTAAAAACATTGACTGGGCTGGTTTGACAACCTCCCCGACCTCCGCACAGCAGTTTAGTGGTCAGTCTATTGCTTACGCAAACCAAGCAAACATTTCCGCTTCCACGAACTATGCATTCCGCATTTATAATCTGATTACCGCCCCTCCCGGCGCGAACGGCACGGACACTACAACCGCGTACAACTACATCACTGTAGCGTTCAACAATCAGACCTTCCGCACCACAACCGGCCTGTAAGGAGTAACACACAATGGCTATTAATCTTAGTCAAATTCGTGACCTTCTCCTCCCCGGTCTCCGTGGCGTTGAAGGCAAATACGCACAAATCCCAAGCCAGTACGACAAGGTGTTCGAAATCACCAAGTCGAACATGGCGCTCGAACGTACCGCTGAAATGCGTTACCTCGGTCTGGCACAGTTGAAGACTGAAGGTGGTAACACCCAGTTCGACAACGCTGCTGGCGAGCGTTACGTGTACAACCAAGAGCATAACGAAATTGCTCTCGGTTACGCGATCACCCGTAAGGCGATTGACGATAACCTGTACAAAGCACAGTTCAAGCCAACCAACCTCGGCCTCGTTGAGTCCTTCCATCAAACGAAGGAAATCTACTCTGCTAACGTTCTGAACACTGCGACGACTTACAATGCGTCCATCGGCGGTGACGGTGTTGCTCTTTGCTCCACCTCGCATCCTATCGACGGCACCACGATTGCCAACAAGCCGACCGTTGACGTTGACCTCAACGAATCGACCCTCTTGAATGGCATGGTCGCAATTCGTCAGAACTTCCGTGACATCGCTGGCATTAAGATCTTCGCTCGTGGCCGCAAGCTGATCGTCCCTCCTTCATTGGAGCCGGTTGCTATCCGTCTGACGAAGACCCAGTTGCGCCCCGGTACAGCAGATAACGATGTGAACGCGATCCTCATGACCGCAGGCGGCTTGCCTGAAGGTTATATGGTCATGGACTTCTTGACCTCCAACTACGCTTGGTTCTTGCTGACCAACGTAAAAGGTCTTGTGTACATGGAACGAGTTCCTTTCGAAATGGATATGCAAGTAGATTTTACGACAGACAATCTGTTGGTAAAAGGCTACGAGCGTTATTCGGTCGGCTACTACAACTGGCGTTCGATCTACGGTTCATTCCCAACTTCGTAAGATTGGAGACAGCAAATGTCTATTACAGCTAACTCCGGTCCTTATATTTCGTATGGGCAAAACACCAACCCAAATAGTCCGTCGATGACGGATTATAATCCGGAAGCTGGCCCGTCGTTGTTTTACAACGGCGTGGCTCTTTTGGATAACCGTTGGCCTTACAGCTACGAGCCGGGACAAAATTTCGGTAACGTAACTGCTGGTTTGCTTGCACAAAACATTCAAACCCTCAACGTTGTACCATATACGTTAAGCGCGACAGCAATTGCGGCTGCGGCGGCTACTACTGCTTCCACAGCAATGACTTTGGTTTCGTCTTCTTCGACGACAACCGGTATCGCAACTGCTGTTTCTATCAATCGTGCGGACACCGGGGCTTCGGTTACTGGTCTTCTTGCGATTGATGGTTATACATCAGTCTCTGGTTACGTTTCTAACGGAACAAGCGGTACTGCTGGTAACATTCTTGTCGTTAGCACCGCTTCAAACGGCCCGCTTTCGGTTGGTATGGTTATTAGCGGCACTGGTATCACTACCGGTACATATATTACTGGTATTGGCCCTGTTCTTAACGTTACAAACGGCAATCCGGGTACGGGTGGTACGGGTACGTACTATTTGAGCACCTCTCAGGCTGCTGGTACTAGCGGTTCTCCTATTACGATTACCGCATCTATTGGTACAAGCACTGTTCCGGCTACGACTCAATCGCGCCAAGCTTTTGGTTCTGCTGGTACGGTTCAACTGTGGAATCCGCAGTGCCTGATCGCTCGTGCAGTTAGCGTAACACCAACTTCCGGTACGCCAACCGCAAGCATTACTTTCACTGTTGCTGGTTATGATATCTATGGGTATCCAATGACCGAAGTAATTTCGTTGACCACTGGTTCAACGCAAAGCACCGCAGTGAATGGTAAAAAAGCGTTTAAGTATATTGCTTCTGTCACACCAAGTGTTACAGATACGGTTACTTATTCGGTTGGTACAACTGATATCATTGGTCTCCCCCTTGTTGCTAACAACTTTGGTGAACTGGTGATCAACTACCCGGCTACTGTTGTTACGGCCAACACCGGCTTTACGGCTGCTGTTGGTACATACGCAACATCCACCACTGGCGATGTACGTGGTACATATGCATTGCAGACAGCATCTAACGGTTCGCGTCGTTTGATGATTACGCAATCGCCGCAAACTTATAATATTGCCGCACCCGCTGGCGTATTTGGTGTTACACAAGCTTAACAAGGATATGACCCATGAAGGCTCATAAATCTCACGGCATGCATCACGAACATCATGGTCATCACGAACATGACATTCATGCCCATGTCAAAAAACATTCGATGAAGCATCATCGCAAGGCGCACAAGCGTGGCGGTAAAGTGGAAGAAGGTCATGAAGTTCATGACGATGCTCCACATGAAGTCTATGCTGGTGCTGGTTCCAATGTTGTTAAAGAGGCCGCTAAGAAAAAGCGCGGCGGCGCTCTGAAGCACAAGCACGTTGAGGCTCACGGTCACCACGCGCATCACCGTCTGGATCGTCCTGCTCGTAAGCATGGCGGTAAAGTCGGCGGTTCGGACATGAGTCCTCTTTCTTCGGCTCACAAAGTCAAGACCCCAGCCGGTCGTGACGTGGGTCCGGGGGAGTCATAAGCCGTTCTCACTATTCAAGTGGGGGCGGCGAGAAGTGGATCCAAGGGGCTATTAAACACCCCGGAGCACTTCATAAGCAGCTTCATGTTCCGGCGGGGGAGAAAATCCCCGCCAAAAAGCTGGAAAAGGCCGCACACAGCGACAATCCCGTGCTCGCTAAACGCGCTAATCTGGCGAAGACATTGAAGAAAATGCACCATTCATAAGGACGGGGGCTACGGCCCCCTTTCTTCTTTGGAGACGAGAGATGACAGCAGCGTGGCAAAGATCTGAAGGTAAAAGCCCATCGGGCGGCTTGAATGAAAAAGGCCGCGCTTCGTATCATTCTGAAACGGGTGGGACATTAAAAGCCCCGACGAAAGATACGCATAACGCACGGCATCATTCATTTTGTAGCCGTATGGAAGGGATGCGTTCTAAAATGACGAATCACAAAAACGCTCATGATCCTGAAAGCCGGATCAATAAAGCATTGCGCAAGTGGGGTTGCTAATGGAAAAGAAACCTTTTTGGGAACACCCTCAAGAAAAAGAAGCGCATCACAAACATTTGACCGCCAAGCAAAAGGCGACCGCAAAAGCACATGCACGTGCTGCTGGCAGACCTTATCCAAATCTGGTAGATAATGCAGCAGTAGCCCGTAAGAAAGGTAAATGATATGCGTCCTGTAACCGTTACAGTTGGGCCTTTAGCAACTGCATCCGCAAACAATATTTGCCTTTCACAGACCCCAACAGCCACGTTCACCATCAATGGTGCGCTCGCATCCAGTGGTGTTGCGACATTGGATACTGCTCGCCGCGTTTTGTTTACGCCCGCAGCCAATGAAAGCGCAAACAAATTTACGATTGTTGGTACATCCGCAAATGGTGCGCCTCAAACGGAAATTGTTACGGGTGCTAACGCTGCTGCGTTTTATTCAAACCTCGATTTTAAAACCGTATCATCCATTACGGTATCTTCTGCGGCTTCAGGTGCAATTACTGTCGGCACGAACAACGTTGCGTCATCCCCTTGGGTGCGTTTTGACGATTACGCTTTGTCGCAGGTCGCAATACAAGCGACCGTTAACGGTACCGTTGTTTATACGTTGCAGCAGACATTGGACGATCCCAACAGTTCCACGCAAAACGTTACCTCTTATGGGATGACTTGGTTAAACACCAATGATTCGGCGGCTGTCAATGCGACAACGTCGTTGCAGAGCAGTTATCAATACGCTCCAGCATTTGCGCGAATCACTCTTACATCCGGTACGGGATCCGTTACCGCAACCTTTACACAGTTTGGCGTAGCGCCGTACTAATTGGAGTTAGAAAATGGCCGGTCTTAGCCTTTTATCCGCTTCCCCAGCAGATGGCGTTGCAACTGTTGAATATCCACAACGTCTTCGCGATAACCTTGGGAAGACTGAGGTTTCCGAAGCGCAAAACCTATTTGAAGCGGATTTTGAATACTCCGCACAGCCCATGCGTTGGGAACAATATGTTGTAGGTGGTGCTACTATCCAACAGGTTTCGGGTCAGGGAGGTATTCAATTATCCGTTACTTCCGCCGCTGGTGACATCGCGATTCGTCAAACCCGCCCTTACATTCGGTATCAGCCGGGCAAAACCATTTACATGTCATCTGGTTTTGTGTTTGGAACCGCGTATACAAACCAGCGTCAGCGCGTTGGCTTTTTTGATGACGGTAACGGCGTATTTTTTGAACAAGGTGACCCTACTTCGACTAATCCATCGGGTATGGGCGTTGTTTACCGTTCTGACGTAGGCGGCACTCCGTTTGACACCCGTATTTCGTACGAAAACTGGTCTGACCCGCAAGGTATCAAAAACACTATTGTTTGGACGCAAATCCAAATGATTTGGATTGAGTTTGCTTGGTATGGTGCTGGTTTGTTGCGTTGGGGCGTTGTTATCGGTGGTGAACCATACACCCTTCATCAAGTCGGTATTGGTAACAAAGCAAGCCAAACAACCCCGTGGTCCCGTACTGGTAACATTCCAGTGCGTTACGAATTGCGCAATGTTGGTACTTCTACCGCTGGCTCTATGTATCATTACGGCGTGTCGGTTCTTGCGAAAGGCCGCATTGATTCGCAGCGCGGGTTTACTTACGGTTACGGTATGGCGGCAGGTACACCCGCTCGTCAACCCGGTGCTTCCGCTACCCGTTATCCTCTTTTGACTGTTCGTTATCGCACGATGGGTACATTAGAATATGGGGTAGATACCGCTTACTCTGGCGCAAATGGTACACTCCCCGCAGGCGGTGCGGCTATCACGGGTGTAACGCAAAACGCTACCAATACCGTTATCACCGCTTCTTCCGCAACGTGGACCGTTAACCAGTGGGCGGGCAAATACGTGTTTTCTCGTGGTTCTTCCGCCGCAATTACAAGCATCGTTGTGACGGGTGCATCTGCTCCTTACACAGCGACTGTTACGACTACCGCTAATCCTAACTACCTGACAACTGGTCGATATTTGACAGTTTCTGGCGCGACAGGCAATACTTCCGTAAACGGCACGTTCCAAATTACTGTAACGGGTGCAAACACGTTTACGTATTCTGTTACTTCGTCTGGTGCAGTTGGTGGTACCCTTGTGTACACGCAAGGTCAGGGCGGAATTGGTCGTATTATTTCGAATACAGCGACAGCGTTGACTGTAGTGGATAATATTACCGGCAACACACCCATGATCATTCCACCAGCTACAAGCGGCAATTACATTATCGGTGAAATTGACCGTGGTCAGATCCTTCCGCAGTTGTTGAACATTTATTCTTCCGCAAACTGCACGTTGGAATTGATTGCATCTACCTACTATTCCCCAATCTCTTTGACGGGCGCTACATTTAACACAATGTATTCGCTTGGTTCGTTGAACAGTTTTACGGAACGCGATGTAAGTGCTACGGCGGTTACTGGTGGTGAAGTCGTGTACAACGCGCCTCTTCCGGCTGGCGGGTTGCAAAACTATGATCTAACCAATTTCTTTCCGCTTTACACGACTGTACAGGGTAATATGCCCGACATGTTGACTGTTGCTATTACAACGCCTTCTACGTTTGGTACAAACACCGTTGGTGCGTCTATTATTGCGCAGGAAGCGATGTCGTAATGACAACAAGCGGGACATACACGTTCAACCCAACACTTGGTGAACTTGTCCTCAACGCTTTTGCCCGTTGCGGAGTACGCAGAACCGCGCTTGTACAAGAACACATGCAGGATGCCCGGCTTGAAACAAATTTTATGCTTTCAAGCTGGTCAAACCGTGGCGTTAACCTTTGGAAGGTGGATACTCAATCGGTTCCTTTGATCCAAGGTCAATCGACATATACGGTTCCATCCAACACAATTATGATGTTGGACGCGTATATTTCGACTGGGAGCGGACAGAGTGAATTTGACCGTGTCATTCTTCCGATCTCTCGCACGGAATATGCGTATACACCAAACAAAAACCTCCAAGCGCCGCCTACGGTGTTTTGGTTTGATCGTTTGATTAACCCAACCGTTACCGTATGGCCTGTTCCTGATCAGACGGGGTATTACACGTTGACGTATTACCGTGTCATCCAAGTGCAGGACGCAAATTATGAAAATGGACAAACTGTTGACATCCCTTATCGTTGGTTCGATGCGTTTGCTGCTGGCTTGGCCGCGAGGCTTGCAGCGATTTATGCGCCAGACCGGACTCAACTGTTAGAACCAAAGGCGGAAGCCGCCTATATGATTGCCGCTACGCAGGATACTGAAAACGTCCCAATGTATTTGACCCCGGGCTTGTCTGGCTATTACAGGATTTAGTCATGGCATATCGGTTTCATGGACGTGCGAATGTAAATCCCAACAGTCCAAGGGCATTTGGTCGTTGTGACCGCTGTGGGTTCATTTACAATCATAACCAGTTACGGTTTCAATTTGATTTCCGTGGACCGCAATTGCAAAACTTGCGGTTTTTGGTGTGTGGCCCGTGCTATGATAAGCCGCAAGCGCAATTAAAACCGATTATTCTGTCGCAGGATCCGACACCCATCCTTAATGCGCGGCCTGAAGATTATAATTACGCAAATACAAGCAATTTGGCAGCTTCTGAGCCGACCACAACATTTTTGCAGACGGGTATTCCCGTAGATAACAGCATCAGCCTTTTAACTGAGGGCGGTGATAACATCGTCACGCAGCCAACAGGTGTGCCTACGGGGTTAAACCCAAATGCTGTTATGCCGTTACAGGGGACAACGCAATACGATGTAGTGCTCCCCGTTCTGTCGATTATCGCGAATGGGACAACCGTTATTACGGTTACTTGCTCCGCTGCGCACGGGCTGTCAAACAATTCGCAAGTTTCCGTTGAAGATTTGACCAACAACAAAGCGTCCGGCTTTTTTTCCGTTACAGTTACATCAGCAACAGCATTTACGTATACTGTTGCATCGCCTATAGTAGCGGGAAGTTTAATTGATGGTAATACACGCGTTGCGACCGCGAACGTTGGATTGCCAACCGGATTTACACAAATACCACAAGTCGGGGTTTTGAATGGCTAATATTTCAATCACCAACCTCCCCGCCGTAACGTCCGTTTCCGGTACGGATTCTCTTCCTATCGTCCAATCCGGCATTAGTTATCGCGCAACGATATCGCAACTTGCGTCGTTTGTGCAGCAAGCGTATCCGGCTCCGGGTGTGTCCTCTATTGCGACCACCGGCCCTATTACGGGCGGTCCTATTACGTCAACCGGCACAATTGGATTGCAAACGGCTGGTGTGACGAACGCGTATTTAGGGACGATGGCAAATAACACCATAAAGGGTAACAACTCTGGTGGTGCTGCTTCTCCTTCTGATTTGACGACCGCGCAAGTCATGACGATGTTGGGTGCGGCCCCGCTTGCTTCGCCAACGTTTACGGGGACTCCGGCGGCTCCTACGCCATCCACGTCAGATAGTTCAACGACAATTGCGACCACCGCATATGTAAAGGCACAAGGTTATGGAACTGGCTCTGTTACTTCTGTGGCGGCTGGTGCGGGGTTATCGGGCGGCACAATTACGACAACTGGAACAATTTCATTACCGACTACGGGGGTAACGGCTGCGACATACGGTTCCTCGTCTGCTGTTCCCGTATTTACAGTTGATACATATGGTCGAGTAACGGGTGTTACGAATACGAATATTTCTACATCCGCCATTGGGGCGGTTCCTACCAGTAGAACAATCTCCACGTCTGGCGGTATATCTGGTGGTGGAGATTTAACATCCGATAGAACGTTATCTCTGACCCCCATCGCAAATAATACTTTGTTGGGGAATACGTCTGGTAGCAGCGCATCCCCATCATCCACGACGTTGACGGCTATTATGGACGCGACGTTTGGGAACCAACAGGGTGACGTTGTTTACCGTGCGGGGTCTTTATGGACAACCTTGACACCCGGTACAGCCGGTCAGCTTCTTGCGACTGGCGGATCTGGCGCTAACCCCTATTGGGCATCCGTAACGGGTACTGGTACGGTTTTAAGTATTGGTGCGGGGACTGGATTATCCAGCAGCACGACAAATCCAATCACAACATCAGGCACGTTAAGCATTGCAAATACGACTGTTTCCGCAGGAACGTATGGATCTGGTACGCAAGTCGCGACGTTTACGGTTAATGCTCAAGGTCAGTTAACTAACGCAGCCAACACATCGATTGGGATTGCGGCATCGCAAGTCACAAGCGGTAATTTTAACGTTGGGCAAGGCGGTACGGGTGCCACGTCGTTTACGCAGTACGGTGTTCTTTACGGTAATAACACGTCCGCCATACAGGTCACGGCTGCTGGTACTACGGGCCAAATCCTTATTGGAAACTCAAGTTCCGCACCGACTTGGTCATCTTCTCTTCCATCCGGTTTTGCGGTTACAAGCTTTAGTGGTGGTTCAACGGGTCTTACCCCTAACTCCGCGACAACTGGCGCTGTAACATTGGGCGGTGTACTTGGATCGACATATGGTGGAACCGGTGTTAATAATGGGTCTTCAACCATTACATTGGGTGGCAACCTTACGACATCCGGTGCATTTAACACTACATTTACCGTAACTAATAATACAAGTGTTACGCTTCCTACATCTGGTACACTTGTTAATACAGCCGTTACGACTCTATCGTCACTTTCAAGTATTGGTACTGTAACAGCGGGGACTTGGAATGCGTCAGTTATTACGGGAACTTATGGTGGTACTGGTGTTAACAACGGTTCTAATACTATTACATTAGGCGGGAACCTAACGACATCCGGAGCGTTTAACACGACGCTGACTGCTACCGCATCTACATCCGTTACTCTTCCCACATCGGGAACATTGATTAGTTCTGTTACCGCATTGTCTGGCGCTGTTACGGGAACCCCGTCCGCCACAACGTATTTGCGTGGTGATGGGACATGGGCAACTACGGGTACAGTAACGAGCGTTTCATTTACGGGCGGTATTATTTCCGTTGCGACCGCAACCACAACCCCCGCTTTGACTGTCGCGGGTACATCGGGCGGTATTCCATACTTTAGTAGTGGCACCACATGGGCATCTTCAGCAGCATTAGCCGCTAACGCAATTGTTCTTGGAGGCGGGGCTGGCGCAGCGCCCGCAACAACCACAACCGGAACCGGTGTTGTTACTGCAATTGGGAACAACGTTAACACCACAAACGGCCTTGCAACTGGTTCTGTAACGACTCTTTCGTCGTTGTCGAGCGTAGGAACAATTGGAACTGGCACGTGGAACGGGTCGATTATTGGCGGTACTTACGGCGGGACCGGGGTCAATAACGGCGCATCGACCATTACAATCGGTGGTAACCTGACGTTTTCAGGTGCGTTTACGACCTCGTTTACGGTTTCTGGCAATACTTCCCTTACACTCCCAACAAGCGGTACAGTCACCGCATTGGGGAATAGTTCAACTGGTTCCGGCAGTATTGTCCTCGCGACATCGCCAAACCTGACAACCCCGAATATTGGGGCGGCTACAGCTACAAGTGTTACGGGGCCAACGATTTACGGCGGAACTGGCACTGGATCCTCCCTCACATTGCAATCCACAACGGGTATTGGCGCGACCGATTCCATTGTGATGAAGGTTGGAAATAACGGCGCGACGACTGCTTTGAGCATCGCGACAACCGGTATTGTCTCATTCCCAACGACTGGCGCTATTGTTCTCCCTGTTGGTACGACCGCGCAGGAACCGACCGGTCAAACGGGTATGTTGCGGTTTAATACTTCGACAACCGCATTTGAAGGGTACAACGGGACCGCGTGGACATCCGTTGGTGGTGGCGCTGCGGGCGGTGGTACTGATCAAATTTTCTATCTAAATGGGCAGACAGTGACGACGAACTATAGTATACCTAGTGGTCAGAATGCCGGTACATTTGGTCCGGTAACGGTCAATTCTGGTGTTACCGTCACTGTTCCGTCCGGTTCAACTTGGAGTATTGTCTAATGCCGATTAAACTGAACGGTTCAACGTCAGGTTTTACGCAATTGCAAGCGCCAGCAACCGCTGGCAGCAACACCCTTACATTGCCTGCAAACAACGGCACCAGTGGGCAATATATGCAGACTGACGGTTCTGGCAACCTGTCGTTTGCAACTGTAACCATTCCTTATTCTGGGTTCTATAATATGTCTGTCGGGACATATACAACTGCATCCAATTCCTCCGGTTCTTCTCTTGTATGGAACAGCAACGGCAACCTGAGTTGGACAGTACCGACCGGCATCACAGTTGCTAAATTTACCCTTGTAGGCGGCGGTGCTTCTGGTGGATTGCAGGGAAGTTATCTTGCAAGTGGCGGCGGTGCTGGTGGTA